TGCATCCGCCGGGGCGGGGAGTGGGACCACATTCGGAAGCGGTGCAAGAGGTAAGCCACCGCTCGATCAGTGTGGCATAGCCCGCGATGTCCCGCCAGTGATCGACCTCATGCGGGTTGCCTGACAGGATGCGCCCGATCTTCGTGGCGATCATCTCCAGCGTCTCGCGTTCAGTGTCGTCCAGTGTCTTCCAGTTCTTGCCTTGGCGCATGACACCCTTCAGTTCCTGGGCGGTTCCGGCGGTGGCGTAGTAATCGCCGTGGGTCTTCTGGCGTTCGTCAAGGACGTTCATCTCGCCACCCGCTCTCTCAGCGCCTCGCGTGCGTCAGTCATGGCTCGTCTCCTGTAGGGGGAGGCACCAATGGATTGCTTTTCGACCGCCCTAAAGCCTTTTCGACCGCGATGAAAAACTCAGTACCGCCTATCGTCACCCACAGATGGGCCTGTCCGTCCATCGTGCCGCTGTCGATGCTGCTGCCGTGATCGACCACAGAAGCAAGCAGGCGCTTCAGTTCGCTTGCAACGCTGTAAGGGCCGTTATCCCAGCCAGTCGGGATCAGGCTGTGAACGACAGACGAACTATCCGGTATTTCCGGTGAGTTGCTCATGCGCTCGGCTCCTTCTCATGCGGCAGGGGGAGGATGACGACAGCAACATCGCGGATTACGGCGCTATCGTTTTCTGCCAGTAAGTAACTCCCCGGCCAGTTGTTCAGCATGGCGAGGCAGGCGGCCTCAATGGTTTCAGCACCGACATGAATGCAAGTGCATTTGGAAAGCACCTTACCGACAGCCGTCTTCACCTCTTCCGATATGATGATGTCAGGTGTAGTCATTGCTTCTTCTCCAGCGCGGCGTCGATGCGGGCAAGGTCGCCAGCTAGGTCGTGTTTATCGCGGAAGTATTCGCTGGCGTATGCAGCCCACGCCTGTACGCATTCGCGCGCGTCTCGCAACGCCGCCCGCAGCTTCTCGTTCTCGGCGGCTAACTCGGCAATCTTCTTACGGTATTCCTCGCGGGCGGCGGCGTAGACATCGTATCCATCTTCGGCGCGGCGCTTTGCCAACAGGTCATTGTATTTCGTGGCCCAGCGGTTGCGCGATTTCAAGAGGCGCTTGACCTCCGCCGTCAGCACCTTGCACTCCTCGCTGTCGGACCAGACCGCCATCTTGGTGTGGCCCTGCCAAGCCTTGACTTCTGCTTCCAGCGCCGCCCGCAGCCGCTCGACCTCGGCGCGGAGCTTATGGCACTCGCGCTCGACAATCACATGATCGGCAAGCAGATTGTCGTAGTTGATGTTGGCGGCGTCGAGTTCGGCACGCAGTGTTTCAAGATCGTTCATTTCTCTCCTCCATTAACCACGCTGAGGAACTCTGCCTTTTGGGCGTCCCATGCGGCGGCCCCTGCGGCTGCCCATGCGGCGTCCCGGGCGGCGTCCCATACGGCCTCCCATGCGGCGTCCCGCGCGGCCCGTGCGGCCTCCCATGCGGCCTCCTGTGCGGTCTCCCATGCGGCCTCCCATGCTGCGGCCTGTGCGGCCCATGCGGCGGCCCTTGCGGCTTCTCTCGCGGCCTCCCTTGCGGCCTCCCGTGCGGCCTCCCGTGCGGCGTCCCGTGCGGCGGCCAACTCCTCATCAGCCGCCTGCCCGTTAGCGTGGCGCTCGGCCACATCCAGCGCCGCGATGCTGCGCTTGTCCTTCATCAGGTGCTGGACTTGGCGCGCGCACCAGACCGCGAACAGCCGCCACTCGCGGGCGTACTGCGGCTCGACATGGCAGCACCAGAGGGCGTCACCAATGCCGTTGATCTCGACGATGCGGGCGAACGGCAGCGGCTCGTCATCGGCCTGCGTCTTGCCCAAGCCCTTGAGCAGCTTCTCCCAGCCCTCGCGGCAGGGGCCATACTTGCGGATGCGGTTCAGTGTGGTGGTGATCATTGCCCCGCCCTCTCCAGCAGTTCCTTGCGTTCGCGCTGCGCCCGCAGCATGGTGTACCGCTGGTGCAGCCGGACGATGAACGACGAACGCTTGTGCTTCGTCACCTCGTCCTCCAGCATCTGCTGCACCTGGCGCTCGTCGCGCAGAGGCAGCACCGCATTGAGTTCGAACCAGTTCATGCTTTCAACTCCTCAAGGGCCAAGTCAGAAACGGACCGCTTGTCGGCAAGCGCGGCCCAGATGCGCTCGTCGATGGTGTCGTTGGTGAGCAGGACGTAGACCCACACGTCGCGGGTCTGGCCGCTGCGGTGGATGCGGCCAATGGTCTGCTCGTAGAGTTCCAGCGACCACGGCAGCGACAGGAACACCATCTTGGACCCGCCGTGCTGGAGATTGAGACCGTGACCGGCAGACTTGGGGTGGACCGCCAGCAGCCGGATCTCGCCCCGGTTCCACCGCTCGATCACGTCGGCGCCGTCGTCCAGTGTGCAGACGTGCGGGTAGCGTGACTTTAACTGCGCCAGTTCCTCGACGAAGTTATAGACGACGATGGTATTGTCCTGCTGGTTGCCTTCGAGGATCTCGTCCAGCATCTCAAAGCGGTGCCAGGAGTACCACGACGCGATCTTCTGCGTCATGCGCCCCCGGCCGGTGTCGGGCCAGTTGATCGTCGCGTAGGCCCAGCCGCCAGCCAACTGCTGGAGCTTGGTCGTCAGCGCGGCGGCCGACAGCGCGGTGATCTCCTGCCCCTCCAGTTCGATCAGCATCTCCTTCTTCATCTTCTCGTAAGGCGCGCGGTCCTCAAGGTCGGACCGCATCTCAACGATATGGCACGGCGGCAGCGTGTCCTTGTACTCGCCCGGCTCCAGCACGAAGGTGGCGGGCTTGATGCGGGCCATGACATGGTGCAGCGCGTTGGGGCGCGGCTCCCACTGGTTGAACTCGCGGTTGACCAGGTTGAAGTACTGCTGCAGGAACACGCCCTTGGCGCGGCCCAGCAGCGACTGGTCGATCACGAAGCACTGCCCGAACACGTCCTCCAGCCCGTTCGCCGTGAACGATCCGGTCAAGCCGATCCGCACGTTGAAGCGGCCCAGGTGCTTGTGCAGTGCCTGGAACCGCTTGCCGGACGGGTTCTTGAGCCGGGTCAGCTCATCAAACACGATGCCGTCGAACCCCGCGAAGTCATCGCCCACCACGGCCAGTACGTCGTAGTTGACCACGACCACGGCGGCGTCACTGGCGAAGGCGGCGCGGCGCTTCTGCGCGCTGCCGACAGCCACGGCGATGGTCAGGTCCGGCGCCCACTTGGGGCCCTCGACCGGCCACACGTCGGTGCAGACGCGCTTGGGCGCGACGACCAGCCACCGCTTGACCACGCCGTTGACCATGAACTCGCGCATGGCGGTCAGCGTGATGGCGGTCTTGCCCGCGCCCACGGGCGCGAGGACCATGCTGCGGTCGCGCTCGTAGATGAAGTCCACGGCCTGGTTCTGGTATGGTCTAAGGGCGGGCATCAAGATACGCTCCGATCACTTCTGCCGCGACTTGCGGGACGATTGCGTTGCCGTAGGCGCGCAGGCGTCCCACGCGGGCGGGAGCCCCATGAGCCAGCGGGAATGCGCCGGGTTCAACTGGCCGCCAATTTCCATCCCGGCAGTGGAGCCAGTCAGCAGCTCGCCAGTGGCCGTCAGTCGGGCGGGCTCCGTCTTGATGAAGCCGATGTGGACCTGTGAGGCCAGCCCCATGTTCACCTTCCGACCCTCGGGGTGCTGTCCCGTCATCGTCGTGTCCGGGTGCGGGCGTTTGCCCCCGTTCCCGTCCGACGCTGCCGGTGTGTTCCACCCCGCCTGCCATGCCACGCGCCCCAGCAAGGCGTTCTCCGGCACGTTCGGGCACTCGCTGCCGTCCTTCCAATCGCGCGTCGTCGGCGTCGTCGGCGTCGGCCAGCCCGCCATCTGCGCGAAGTCCCGCAGGTCGTTCGCGTGCGGACCCATCGCCCGCGCCATTGCCTTGTCCGGGTCTTTGTACTCCCCGCCCGCGTTGATCTTCGCTGTCGGCGTTGGCCAGCCTGTCAAGTCCGCCTCCCTCACCAGACAGGCGCAACCGTGCTTCGAGCCGTGCTTCGCCTTCTGTCCCAGCGAGCGGCCCGTCGTGTCGTGCGCTTGCGGTGTCGTCCAGCCTTTCTCCGACGAGCCAGAGGCGCTGGCGGATATGCGGGGCGCCGACGCCCGCAGCGCACAGATCAGCCGCCCCGATGGCGTAGCCCGATGCTTCCAGGTCAGCGTGTACAGTGTCGAGCCAAGCGAGCCCGTCCTTGCTCGCAACCTGCTCTCCAAAGACGACTGGAGGGCGGCACTCATTGATGAGCATGTGGAAGGCGGGCCAGAGGTGCCGCTCGTCATCAAACCCGCCCTTTTTTCCGGCGGCGCTGAAGGGCTGGCAGGGGCAAGAGCCTGTCCAGACGGGCCGGTCGTCGGGCCATCCGGCGAGACGGAGGGCGTGGGACCAGACGCCGATGCCGGCGAAGAAGTGGCACTGGGTGTAACCTTGGAGGTCCGCAGCAGCCACGTCCCGAATTGATCTTTCATCGACATCTCCGTCAGCGATCAGTTTATTGGCGATCAGGTTGCGCAGCCACTGCGCGGCGTAAGGGTCGATCTCGTTATAGTACGCGCTCACCTGCCCCTCCGCACCACGGTCATCTTCACCCTGCACACGCCAGCGCAGCCGATCCGGCGTGCCGCGGCCTTCGACAGGTCCAGCGACCGCCCCTTGATGAACGGCCCGCGGTCGTTGATCCGCACCGTCACGCTGCGGCCCTTGTACGTCACCCGCACAATGGACCCGAACGGCAGGGTGCGGTGCGCCGCCGTCATGGCGTGCTGATTGAACCGCTCGCCGGACGCCGTTGTGCGGCCATGAAACCTCGGACCGTACCATGACGTGACCACCGTCTCCGCAGCGGCGGGCAAAGAGAACAAAACGCTAACGGCCAGTGAGGCCAGCAAACCACGCATCGACTTCCTCCTTCGTGTAGAGTACTTGATAGTTCTGTCCGAGTTCCTTCATGCGTCTGCCGAAACGCTCCTGCAACGCCGTCAGGCGACCGTCAGGGGCTTTCACCTCGATGAACCACACCGTGCCGTCGGGCAGGCACACCACCCGATCAGCGACGCCGCGGTTCATGGGCGAGGTGAACTTGAACGCCGTGCCGCCGATCCGCTCGACGGTCTTGCAGAGGTACGTCTCAATCTCTTTCTCACGCATGACCCTCACCTATCAAACATCTCTTGACAGGTCAACAAGGATTTTGTAACAGGAAGGCTCAACACAGGAGAGGAGACTACACTTGGCTCAACACTCAACCATCGTCGGCGGCTCGACCGCGAAGCGCGTGATCGCCTGCCCCGGCAGCGTCGCGCTCGTCCAGCAGGTGCCGCCCAAGCCGTCCAGCAGCTACGCCGACGAAGGCACGCTGCTGCACAACGTCATCGCCACCGTACTGGACGGCGGCGGGCTGCCAAAGGACTTCCTCGGCACGATGCACAACGGCATCGAGTTGACGCAGGACCGGCTGGACAACAAGCTGCTGCCAGCACTGGCGGCGCTGGAGGAACTCGATCCCGAGGGGCAGATGGAATACGCGGTCGAACAAGTGGTGGGCTTTGGCGACGCTCTCCCTGGCGTTTTCGGTTCCGCCGATCTTGTGGGCCGTATTGGCAACCGCGGCATTCTGCTGGACTGGAAGTTTGGCGACGGCGTGCCTGTCGAGGCCGAGGAGAACCCGCAGGCGCTCTTCTACACCGCCGCCGCCCTTCGCACCGAGGCGACACGCTGGGCCTTCGAGGGGGTCGAGAGCGTCGAGGTGATCATCGTGCAGCCGCCGCATGTGCGGCGCTGGGTGACGGACCTTGACCGCGTGCGCCGCTTCGAGGCGGAACTGTTTCTGGCGGTGCGCACGGCCCAGCAGCCGGACGCCCCGCTGGCCACTGGCGACCACTGCCGCTGGTGCGCCGCCAAGTCGATCTGCCCGCTGGTGAATGGCGCCGTCGAACGCGCCCGCCGTGAGAACATCAAGGCGGTCAACGTGGACCGTCTGACGGAGGCGCTGGCCAGCATCGAGCTGCTGGAGGGCTGGATCAGGGACGCCCGCGAGATGGCCACCCAACTGCTGGAGGCGGGCGTCGAGGTGCCGGGCTGGAAGCTGGTGCCGAAGCGGGCCACCCGGCAGTGGGTTGACGAATACGCCGCGTTGGGTGCATTACTGAACCTTGGCGCGTTTGCGTCGCATGAATTGACGGAGTTGAAGAGCCCGGCGCAGGTCGAGAAGATGCTGAAGAAGCACAAGATCGCCATGCCGGAGAACCTCATCACCGCCGTCTCATCGGGTGACACGCTGGCACCCGCGGATGATCCGCGCCCGGCGTCGTTGCAGGTCGGCAAACATTTGTCTGCCGCCCTTGGTAAACTTGTCTAGAAAGGACATTAGAATGGAACCGAAACTCACATTAGATGAAGCCAAGGCTGTCGTCGCCGCCAAGATACACCCTCGCGTTACCGAGGAGAGCATCAAGGCCAAGATCACTGACGTCAATTACGAGACAATTGTGATGGGCGAAACCATCGGCACACTCTGCATCATCATAATGCAAAACGGCTGGATGAGCACCGGGTTCTCTGCTCCTGCTGACACTCGCAACTTCGACAAGGACGTCGGCCAGCGGTACGCCTACGACAACGCCTTCAAGCCACTGTGGCATCTTGAGGGCTATTTGCTGCGCGAAACCCTGCACAACCAGTAAACTGAACTAGGAGAAACTGAAATGAACGCGATTACCTTTGCGAAGGCCAACCTTCCCTCCGTCCAGAACCTGTCGCAGGCGCTGCGCTCGCTCGATGCGAGCGTCGGCGGTTCCGACGGCGTGGCGATCCTCAAGATGGACAAGACCGGGCACTGGGTGTTCGGCGCTGACCAGACCGAGGTCGAGGACGGCAGCACCTGGGCCGTCAACCCCTTCTCGTTCGTGCATGGGTACATCGCCTGGGGCGATGGCGAAGTGCTGGCCGAGAAGATGGTGCCGGTCAACGAGCCGCTGCCGGAAGTCGATCCGGCGCCGCCGCAGGCCAAGCGCGGCTGGGAGTTGCAGGTCGGCATGGGCCTCAAGTGCCTGTCCGG